GACAGCGTGATGAAAGCTCACGTTGACGCTGCAAACCCGCATAAACAATATCCGCTGATTGCGAATGCGCTCAAGGAAATGGCCGATGCAGGTCTGGTGAGTCAGGTTCTCAAAAACCTTGGTTTGGGAGAAGCAAAGTATGTAACCAGCCGAGGGAGTAATGCTAACGGGGTTTGGACTATATGGTCAGATGGAACAATCGAGCTATACGGCTGGACTCCATCCATCATTGATGGCCTTGCAACGGTCACTTTTCCAATAGCCTTACCCAGGGTTATTCGCCACTTCACTATTGTTGAGCGGCTCGCTAGTGATAGTGGTGGTGGTTCGTCTAATCAAGTTCATGTGTCAATGATTATTGATAGCTCAGTAACGGGCAGCGGCTTTAAAGCTCGCTGCCAAATGTACAATGGAATGGCTTCAAGTAATGGTTTTTCATGGCGGGCCTATTGTCCACCAAATTAACTGGAGAGATTTGCAATGCGTTTTTTTAACCCAGTAACAATGACTGAGGTATTACCTGCCATCCACGATATGGCAGGGGCTGTTGAATTGCCGGAAGATAATTGGTTTTTCAAAATGTCTGAAATTCCGGAAGGAATGCAACTCGCCGTCAATGAAGGCGGCGAGCCGGTGCTGATAACTGTCACTGACGCAACAAGTTAATATTTGGTTCTACGGTTTCGATATCAGGGATATCTACCAGCGTTGGTAAATTGTTCTTATCACTTGCCCACGTCATACCATATGGCGTGGGGAGTGTTTTAAAGTGATGGCTATCGTCATCAATTTCAACGCAGTGACTAATATCATGCACTCCCGGAATACCTTCGTTGCAATCTATTGGGTTCCAGTACCACATATTAATAACCCTCCGCGAAATAATAACCTGCAAATGACGATCCGTAGCTGGCTGTAGGTGAAGACCCCAGCGTGATTTCCACTGTTGCCATATTAAAACCAGTCAACCCAATTTGAGCGGGATTAGAAAATTCAAGGTTACTATTCGTATTCCCATTTTCTGTTGCATATACCCCCTTTAGCTCTGTAGTAAAGCTTATCGGATAAATCACTCTTGCCCCGCTCGACGGGGTTGGAATCGCTAACGGGCTGTTTGTATTCCATGCCTGCCCTACACGTTTGAATCCGTCACTGTAAATCTCATACCAGCCGTTGGCGTTGCTCCCCTTGCTTACTAAGAATCTGGGAGAGGCAGCCAGTTCTTTTAAACCAACCTTTAAGAAAATGCAGATTTCATCGCTGCATGGCATTCTTTCGCCTTTTTAAAGGATGGAAAACCATGCTGGTCGGCTACGTTAGGGTGTCAACAAATGAGCAAAACACGGCATTACAACGAAACGCGTTAGAAAGCGCAGGATGTGAGCTGATATTTGAAGACAAGATAAGCGGCAAAACATCGGAAAGGCCGGGACTTAAAAAGGTATTAAAGACCCTGACTGCGGGTGACACACTGGTCGTTTGGAAACTTGACCGGCTGGGGCGGAGCATGCGCCATTTGGTCACATTGATAGAAGAATTACGCCAGAAAGGTATTAACTTCCGTAGTCTAACCGACAGTATTGATACATCGACTCCAATGGGGCGGTTTTTCTTCCACGTTATGGGGGCGCTGGCAGAAATGGAGCGTGAACTCATTGTAGAGAGAACACGCGCAGGGCTTGAGGCCGCGAGATTGCAGGGCCGTATTGGTGGGCGTAAACCAAAGCTCACGATTGAGCAATGGGAGCAGGCTGGTCGGCTTATCGCGGCGGGAGTCACGCGCTCAAAAGTCGCCATTATTTTTGATGTTGGCATTTCCACGCTTTATAAAAAATTTCCTGCATCGAGCGAGGGCGATCCGATGTTGTGCCAGACAACAACCATTCCTGATAAATAGCCCCTCAACAGACCAGCCAGGACAATGACACTCGCCCACTAACCACGGAGTTAACCGGATGAGTGATTTTCACCACGGCGTGCAGGTGCTTGAAATTAACGACGGCACCCGCGTCATTTCTACGGTCGCGACCGCAATCGTCGGCATGGTCTGTACGGCCAGCGATGCAGACGAAGCGACATTCCCCCTCAACAAGCCGACCCTGATTACCAATGTGCAGAGCGCAATTGCGAAAGCCGGTAAAAAAGGAACGCTGGCTGCATCCCTGCAGGCCATCGCCGACCAGTCAAAGCCCGTCACTGTTGTCGTGCGTGTTGCCGAAGGTGTTGACGATGACCCGGATGCGGCGCAGGCACAAACCATTTCCAATATCATCGGCGGCACGGATGAAAATGGTCAGTACACTGGCCTGAAAGCATTGTTGACCGCAGAAGCGGTGACCGGCGTTAAGCCCCGCATTCTCGGCGTGCCGGGTCTCGATACGCTGGAAGTGGCGACCGCGCTCGCGTCCGCGTGTATCAGCCTGCGTGCGTTTGGCTACATCAGTGCGTGGGGTTGTAAGACCATTTCTGAGGCCATCGAATATCGCGAGAATTTCAGCCAGCGCGAGCTGATGGTCATCTGGCCTGATTTCCTGTCATGGGATACCACGGCGAACGCTACCGAGACCGCCTATGCTACGGCGCGTGCACTTGGCCTTCGCGCCTATATCGACCAGACGGTCGGATGGCATAAAACCTTATCGAACGTCGGCGTGCAGGGCGTCACCGGTATCAGTGCCTCAGTCTTTTGGGATTTGCAGGCATCCGGCACCGATGCTGACCTGCTCAACGAGGCGGGGGTGACGACGCTGGTGCGCAAGGATGGTTTCCGCTTCTGGGGTAACCGTTGCTGCTCTGACGACCCGCTTTTCCTGTTTGAGAACTACACCCGCACTGCGCAGGTGCTGGCCGACACGATGGCCGAGGCGCATATGTGGGCAGTCGATAAACCCATCACCGCCACGCTAATTCGCGACATTGTCGACGGCATCAATGCCAAATTCCGCGAGCTGAAATCGAACGGCTACATCGTGGATGGCGAATGCTGGTACGACGAAGAGTCGAACGACAAGGAAACCCTCAAGGCCGGAAAACTGTATATCGATTACGACTATACGCCGGTTCCGCCACTGGAAAGTCTGACCCTGCGCCAGCGTATCACCGATAAATATCTGGTGAACCTGTCCGAATCGGTCAACAGCTAAGGAGCCTGAAACAACATGTCACTTCCCCGCAAACTTAAATATTTGAACATGTTCAATGACGGCCTCAGTTACATGGGCATCGCTGAATCCGTAACTCTGCCAAAGATTACCCGCAAGCTCGAAAACTATCGCGGCGGTGGTATGAATGGTTCCGCCTCGATTGACCTCGGTCTCGATGATGATGCGCTGACGCTTGAGTGGTCGCTCGGTGGCCTGCCTGATGTGGCGCTGTGGGCGCAGTATGCCGCACCGGGTGCCGATGCTGTACCGCTGCGTTTTGCGGGCTCCTATCAGCGCGACGATACCGGCGAGATTATCCCGGTTGAAGTGGTGATGCGCGGTCGCCACAAAGAAATCGACGGCGGTGAACTTAAGCAGGGGGAAAACACGTCGACCAAACTGACAACCGTCTGCACTTACTACCGCCTCACGATTGACGGTAGCGACATTATCGAAATCGACGTCGTGAACATGGTCGAGAAGGTGAACGGCGTCGACCGACTGGAACAACACCGCCGCGCTATCGGCTTGTAATTTACCGCCCGGTCGGCACTGCTGGCCGGTTATAAATCCCTATTCAGCGAAGAGTAAACATCATGGCAAAAGCAAAAAGCACGGCACCTGAGTTTGTCGACAACGCAGGCACAGAAATCGAAAGCGTAAACCCGAACGTCGTCACTCTCGACACGCCAATTAAGCGCGCCGGTCAGACGATTGATAAGGTCACCCTGATTGAACCGAACGCCGGAACCCTGCGCGGTGTCAGTCTGGCGGCGGTGGCACAGTCCGAAGTTGATGCGCTGATTAAAGTCCTGCCGCGCATGACCTATCCCGCGCTCACCGAAACCGAGCTTTCAGCAATGAAACTGCCCGACCTGCTGCAACTTGCCGGTAAGGTGATTGGTTTTTTGTCACCGGCTTCGGCGCGCTGAATTTCCCCCCGACCCTGTCGGTCGATGACCTGATGGCGGATATCGCAGTGATTTTTCACTGGTCGCCATCAGAGCTCTACTCCTTGAGCCTGACCGAGCTCATCACATGGCGCGACAAGGCGCTGCAGCGTAGCGGAAACCACAATGAGCAATAACTTAAGACTTGAGGTTTTGCTGAAAGCGGTCGACCAGGCGACCCGACCGCTTAAATCCATTCAGACCGCGAGTAAAACCCTGACGGGGGATATTCGCGAGACACAAAAAGGGCTGCGAGACCTGAACGGTCAGGCGGCGAAAATTGACGGTTTTCGCAAAGCCAGTGCACAACTGGCGGTGACCGGCCAGTCACTGGAAAAGGCGAAGCGGGAAGCCGAAGAGCTTGCGACTCAGTTTAAAAACACCGAACGGCCAACGCGCGCGCAGGCGCAAGTGCTGGAATCAGCAAAACGCGCTGCTGATGGCCTGCAGGTGAAATACAACAGCCTCACAGAATCCGTGAAGCGCCAGCAACGTGAACTGGGTGCCGTGGGAATTAATACCCGCAATCTGGCGAATGACGAGCGCGGTTTAAAAACCCGCATCAGCGAGACAACGGCACAGCTCAACCGGCAACGCGAGGCACTGGCGCGGGTCAGTGAACAGCAGGCGAAATTAAACCGGGTCAAAGAGCGTTACCAGAAAGGGAAGGATCTCGCCGGGAACATGGCGGCGGCCGGGGCTGCCGGGGTCGGTATCGCGACGGCTGGCACGATGGCCGGGGTCAAGCTGATGATGCCAGGCTTCGACTTTGCGCAGAAAAATTCCGAGCTGCAGGCCGTGCTCGGGGTCGGTAAACAGTCGCCAGAAATGCAGGCACTACGTAAACAGGCGCGCCAGCTCGGCGACAACACTGCCGCCTCTGCGGATGATGCAGCCAGCGCACAAATTATTATCGCGAAAGGTGGTGGCGATGCTGCCGCCATTCAGGCCACAACGCCGGTGACCTTAAACATGGCGCTAGCCAATCAGCGCACGATGGAAGAAAACGCCGCGCTGTTGATGGGGATGCGCTCTGCGTTTCAGCTTTCTAATGACAAGGTTGCGCATATTGGCGACGTTCTGTCGACGGTAATGAATAAAACCGCTGCCGATTTCGACGGGCTCAGTGATGCGCTGACTTATGCCGCGCCGGTGGCTAAAAACGCCGGTGTCAGCATTGAAGAAACGGCTGCAATGGTGGGCGCACTTCATGACGCCAAAATCACCGGCTCGATGGCGGGAACCGGGAGCCGCGCGGTATTAAGTCGTCTGCAGGCACCCACCGGCAAAGCCTGGGATGCGCTCAAAGAGCTGGGCGTCAAAACCTCCGACAGCAAAGGCAATACACGCCCAATATTTACCATCCTCAAGGAAATGCAGGCCAGTTTTAAGCGCAACAACCTCGGCACCGGCCAGCAAGCTGAATACATGAAAACGATATTCGGTGAGGAAGCCAGCTCATCAGCCAATGTGCTGATGGCTGCAGCGGCCAGCGGAAAACTTGACCAGCTCACCGCCGCACTGAAAACCTCGGACGGTAAAACCGAGGAACTGGTTAAGGTGATGCAGGATAACCTCGGCGGCGACTTCAAAGAATTTCAGTCTGCTTATGAGGCGGTCGGCACTGACCTTTTTGACCAGCAAGAGGGCGCGCTGCGTAAACTCACCCAGACTGCTACGGGGTATGTTTTAAAACTCGACGGCTGGATCCAGAAAAACAAAGACCTCGCACAGACTATCGGCATTATCGCCGGTGGTGCGCTGGCGCTGATTGGCATCATTGGCGGGATTGGACTCGTTGCATGGCCGGTGGTGATGGGGATTAATGCCATCATTGCCTCCGCTGGCGTGCTGGGTACGGTCTTTACGGTAACCGGTAGCGCCATTGTGACCGCGCTTGGGGCGATTACCTGGCCGATTGTGGCAATCGGGGCGGCTTTCGTCGCGGCAGCGCTGCTCATCCGCAAATATTGGGAACCCATCAGCGCATTTTTCTCGGGGGTGATTGAAGGCATCATGACTGCCTTTGCGCCAGTCGGGGAAATGTTCGCTCCGCTGGCGCCCATCTTTGACGGCCTTGGGGAAAAGCTGCGCGGTGTCTGGCAATGGTTTAAGGACCTGATAGCACCAGTCAAGGCCACGCAGGAAACGCTCGATAGCTGCAAAAATGTTGGCGTCGTTTTTGGTCAGGCGCTGGCATCCGCCCTGATGGCACCATTGAACATGTTCAACAAGCTGCGCAGCGGAGTCGACTGGCTTCTCGAAAAGCTGGGCATTATTAATAAAGAGTCGGAAAACCTCGACCAGACCGCCACTAAAACCAATGCAGCCACGCAGGGTAATTCCTACATTCCTGCCACCAGTAGCTATGGCGGTTATCAGGCTTATCAGCCCGTCACCGCACCGGCTGGGCGGTCTTACATCGACCAGAGCAAAAGCGAATACAACATCACGTTGCCGGGTGGCGTAGCGCCGGGTCATCAGCTTGACCGCCAGCTACGCGACACACTCGAACAGATTGAACGTGATAAACGCGCGCGCCAGCGTGCCAGCATGCGCCATGACTGAGGGAGGATAAAACGATGATGTTAGCGCTTGGAATGTTTGTGTTTGAACGCCGCACGCTGCCCTATCAGTCAATGCAGCATTCAAAAGATTACCGATGGGTATCAAATGATCGGGTCGGCAAGCCGCCTGCGTATCAATTTCTTGGCGAGGGGGAAACCTCCCGTCAACTTGGCGGGACACTTTACCCGGCCATTACCGGCGGCCGGATTACCCTGCGAGCGGTTGAGCTGATGGCCGATGAAGGTAAAGCGTGGCCGTTAATTGAGGGAACGGGTGACATTTTCGGGATGTATATCGTCGATAAGGTATCGACCACGCACACTGAATTTTTCAGTGACGGCGCGGCCAGAAAGATTGAATTCACACTTTCACTGAAACGTGTCGACGACTCCCTGACGGCGATGTTTGGTGACCTCAATAAACAGGCCAGTGACCTTCTCGGCGCTGCCGGTAACCTGACAGGGCAATTGCAGGGCGCGCTCGGAGGGCTGACAGGATGATAACAGGCATGACCATTGATGCCGGTGCTACCCTCGCACCGGCATTCATGCTGACACTGAATAGCCAGGACATTACCAGTAATTTTAGTGATAGGCTGATTTCACTGACCATGACCGATAATCGCGGTTTTGAAGCTGACCAGCTCGATATCGAGCTCGATGATACTGACGGAAAAGTCGAGTTACCCCTGCGCGGGGCAGTGCTGACACTGTGGCTTGGCTGGCTGGGTTCGGCGCTGCTCAATAAGGGCAATTTTACAGTCGATGAAATCGAACATCGGGGCGCACCAGATACCCTGACCATCCGGGCGCGTAGTGCTGACTTTCGCGGAACGCTCAATTCCCGGCGTGAAGAGTCATGGCACGACACCACCCTCGGTGAACTGGTCAGCACGATTGCAAAGCGCAACAAACTGACGGCCAGAGTCGCGGAATCTCTCAGTGCAATCGCGGTACCACACATCGACCAGTCGCAGGAATCCGACGCCGTATTTCTGACCCGGCTGGCTGACCGTAATGGCGCAGCGGTCTCGGTGAAAGCGGGGAAGTTGCTGTTTCTGAAAGCGGGTAGTGCAGCGACAGCCAGCGGGAAACCCATTCCTCAATTGACACTGACCCGCAGTGATGGCGACCGCCACCAGTTTGCTATCGCAGACCGTGGAGCTTATACCGGTGTGACGGCGAAATGGCTGCACACTAAAGACCCGAAGCCGCAAAAGCAGAAAGTGACGTTGACCCGAAAACCAAAAGAGCAACACCTGCGCGCACTGCAGCACCCAAAAGCGAAGCCTGTCAGCAAAAAGACCGCGGCGAAAAAGGAGCAAGAAGCACGCGAGGGTGAGTATATGGCCGGGGAAGCCGATAACGTGCTGGCGCTGACGACAATCTACGCCTCAAAAGCGCAGGCAATGCGCGCCGCTCAGGCTAAGTGGGATAAATTGCAGCGTGGCGTTGCGGAGTTCTCAATCTCGCTGGCATACGGTCGCGCCGATTTATTCCCTGAGACACCGGTGCGGGTTTCAGGCTTTAAGCGCGTCATAGACGAGCAGTCATGGTTAATCAGTAAGGTAACGCATAATCTGAATAATAATGGCTTCACGACGGGCTTAGAGCTTGAGGTTAAGCTTTCTGACGTGGAGTACAGTACAGAATCGGATGAACAATAAAATATATTCACTATAAGTGAATTAATGATTATCATTGATTCATTATTTGTGAGTAATGGGGTGAGTTATGTTTCATTGTCCGAAGTGCCATCATGCCGCACATGCACGAACAAGCCGCTATTTAACCGACAATACGAAAGAGCGCTACCACCAGTGCCAGAACATCAACTGTAGTTGCACGTTTATGACAATGGAAACGATAGAGCGCTTTATTGTTACTCCGGGAGCAGTCGAACCGGCACCGCCTCACCCAGCTGTGAATGGTCAGCGGCCATTGTGGTTCTAAATTATCATTGGCATCAAGCCCGCTAAATGCGGGTTTTTACCTTGATCTTCCGATGATTACGCTTTTTTCGGTACAGAATTTATATAGAGCTTTTATGTCGCTATTGATAGATTTAAGTTCAGCTAGTGCATAGCCAGAAAACCCTAGCATCAAATTGTCTACGTGGATCCTTTCACCAGTATGATGAATATCAACAATAGAATCTCTCAGATGTCTAAGCTCTAGCGCTGCTTCATATGCAGACTCGAGATGCTCATAAAACTCAGCATCATGTTTTACGACGTCGTACATGAATTTTTTAAAAACGTCTGCGTGTGCTTGAGGCAAAGTCCCTCCCTCCATTCCCTGTTCACCTCCAGTAATTTCATAAGTTGTTTTACCTGAGGGTGTAGTCAAGATTGATAGTTCGTAGGGACAGTTTTCAGCATCTTCTTCATAAGGCTTGAATGTCCTGCACAGGTTTTCTATCTGAGAGCTCAGATACCAATTAAGTTCGCATTCGCGAGCAAAGATTTTTTTAAGTGCAGAAATTTCGTTTTCTTTATTTCTTTTCTTCCTCTTTGATTCTAGGTGTTCCTTTATCAAGAAAATCATGATGGTAATGAACGCAGATGCAGGGATAACACCACTATGTGTAAGCCAGCTACTGACTGTTGATAGGAGTCCAGAGACAAATTCCAT